GGAAATAAGTATATGTGTCCATATTGTAAAAATGATGTTATCTTAAGAAAAGGAGATATCAGAAAGCATCATTTTGCACATAAATCTGAGAACAATACATGTAAATATTATACGAAGCCAACGAAACAACATATGATTGATGATGTTAAAAATATTATTCAATCAAATTTCAATAATAATAATCAAATTTTGATTGAATCGAAGTGCGAATATACTAAAAAATATGAGCGCCCTTGTCTTGAAATTATTAATAAATATATCAAGAAGACTGATACAATAACATGTGAAATTAATTTTGATTTTATATATAATGAGTATGATAATAAAGCAGATATTGCTTTTATTGAAAATGGTAATATTAAGTATATTATTGAATGTTTCATCGAAGATAATGATGATTCTGGTGTTCAATTTTCGAAAGCCTTTAATCGTCCTGAACCATGGTTTAAATTGGATGTTAAAGATTTTTTAGAACAATATAGTAAAATCAATAATGATGTACGGGATACATCTGTAGATACATCTGAAGATACATCTGAAGATACATCTGAAGATACATCCAAAGATACATCCAAAGATACATCTGAGGATACATCCAAAGATACATCTGAGGATACATCTAAAGATACATCCAAAGATGTTAAAACAATTAAATTTAATTGTTTACGCAATGCACGATATTGTGATAAATGTTCAGAATTATATAAGATTGAACAAGAACGTAAAAGAGAAATTAGTGCACAACGAGGAAAACTTTTTAAAAGATTAAAAGATCTTCGAAATAAGAAGAATGTTACAAATGTTCAGACTGTATCGAATGTTCAGACTGTATCGAATGTTCATAATACAGAAATATGGACACAATATATTAGTAAAAACCATAATGTTTTTTATTGGTATAATTCTGAAACAAAAGAATCTCGTTGGACTAAACCTGATGAAGTGTAAACGATATAACTAATTAAATAAAGATATAGATAATTATTATAAATTAATTCGACGTGAAAGAAAAATGAGACAAACCGCAGATATGAGTTATATATCTTATAACTATGTTAAATGAACATTCATTATTTCTTTTCTATTATAATGAGAACATATGATATCATCTGAAATTCGAACCAATAATGCCCGAATTAGATTCTAATAGGTCTTATACAATTCATCAATGAATCATCAATATATTATAAATAATTATAATATATTCATCAATACATAAAATTAGATTCAAACCAATAATGCCCGAATTAGATTATTTTTAATGGATTTAATTACTCATAGTTTTTTCAGTAACATAAATCTTAAATTTGTTATTTGTTAATGTGGTATGATTTTTTAAATCTTGATTTGGATTAATTTTATAAATATCTAATGTAATAGAACATGTATGTCCAAAATATGGTTTATTAGTGTTATTTCCATTAATTAATAATAAATTCATTATTCCATTATTATATATACTTCCTGTTATATGTTTATTAAATATTTTACGATATTCATCATCTTCTTGATTTATATAATCTAATATTACTTTTAAATTTGGATATTCTTGTATTAATTGTTTACCGTTATTACTATTTAGAAACTTATTAATTAAATTAGATGAATTGTTATTAGGTGATAAATTATATTCTTGACGTGGTTTATTACCATCTTGTAACTTAGTAATCTTTATTCTTTTAAAGAAGTCTTTTTTTGTAAAAGATAATTTAGTTATAAATATATCATCTTTCCAACATTTTTTAAACCACGTATGCATATATTCAAAATCTGTATATTTTTTAAATCCCATACTATTTAAATATCTTCTCAAAAATATTTCCTTTTTTGTATTTTCTTTTGTATCATTATTTTTAATATTATTCCAATTGATATTAAAAGTAGTATTTCCATTATTTATTGCTATAACATTACTTATTTTAGAATTTTTAGTATTTTCATTATATTTTCGTGTTGTATTTGTTAAAGTATTACTATCATTATATTTGTTTTTGTTAGTTAGATTTATTGTATTTGTTGGATTTTCAGATTTTAATATTTCCATTAAAGTTTCATGTATTGGAATGACTATTTGAACAGAACCTTTTTTTGCTAAAATTATTAATTTATATGTTGCAGTTATAATATTCTCTTTATTATTATCATTTATCTTTGTCTTATTAATATAATATGAACCATTACTATTAACTTCAAAAAACTTTTTAATATAAGAATGATAGAAAATGTCATAAACAGTTCTTGTTAATCCACCAGCATTAATACCAGTTTGTCCTTCAAATTTAAATCTTATTTTTGTCAAAGTATTATCATCTATTGTTAAAATATAATTATATAATTTATGATTATGATATTTGTTATTATTTTTACTAGTATTTAACATATTTTTAGTAATTAATAACTTGTTTCTTATATTTGGATTTGGATTGATAAATCTAAAATAATAGTTTCTAGATGTTTCATTCAGTGAATTAATATCAATTATTAATGTTTGTCTTTCTAAATTCCTTAATCCATTAAATGCACCAGGTTCAATGGTGGTTATTTGATTCTTACCTAAATCTAATATTTTTAAATTCGTTAATTCATTAAATGCACCAGGTTGAATGGTGGTTATTTGATTATCGTTTAAATATAAATTTTCTAAATTTGTTAATCCATTAAATGCGTTAGGTTGAATAGTGGTTATTTGAATTCTCTCTAAATTTAATCTTTTTAAATTCGTTAATTCCCTAAAAATACCAGGTTGAATTGTGGTTATTTGATTATTACCTAAATATAATTCTTTTAATTTTGTTAATCCATTAAACACACCAGTTTGAATGGTGTTTATTTGATTACTATATAACACTAATACTTGTATATTCGTTAAATCATTAAAAGCACTGTGTTTAATGGTGGTTATTTCATTATAATCTAAATTTAATCTTTTTAACTTCGTTAATCCATTAAATGTATTACGTTCAATAGTGGTTATTTGATTTTTCTCTAAAGATAAATTTTCTAAATTTGTTAATCCATTAAACACACCAGTTTTAATGGTGGTTATTTTATTACTACTTAAATATAAATCTTCTAAATTCGTTAATCCATTAAAAATACCAGGTTGAATGGTTTCTATTTGATTATCACTTAAATCTAATTCTTTTAAATTCGTTAATTTCTTAAAAATATCAGGTTCAATGGTGGTTATTTGATTATTACTTAAAAGTAAATATTGTAAACTCGTTAATTTCTTAAATATATTAGGTTCAATGGTGGTTATTTCATTATTACTTAAAAATAATACTTGTAAACTTGTTAATTCATTAGATGTATTAGTTTGAATAGTGGTTATTTGATTTTTCTCTAAAGATAAATTTTCTAAATTTGTTAATCCATTAAACACACCAGTTTTAATGGTTGTTATTTGATTATTATTTAAAAATAATGTTTGTAAACTTGTTAATCCCTTAAAAGTATTAGAATCAATCTTTTCTATTTTTTTACCACTTAAATCTATGGTTGTTTTTTGCATTAATTCATCTTCACTAATATTTCCTAATAATTCTCTTAATGTGTCTCTATTAAGAACACCATCAAATCCTCCAACTTTCTTTTTATTTTGTTTCATTTTCTTATTTTTCTTAATAAATGCAATAAGTTCTGTTTTATTAAGTGCAGAATAATTTTTCAAATGATTGTCTTTACAAATACTTTTTAATTCTTTCAAAGTTAATTTTGCGTATGCCATACTAATATAATATCATATATTATATTTAGTTAAAAGATGTTATTAATGAAAAATCATTATATTATAAATAATTATAATATATTCATCAATATATAAAATTAGATTCGAACCAATAATGCCCGAATTAGATTCTAATAGGTCTTATACAATTTATCAATAAATCATCAATATCTTATAAATAATTATAATATATTCATCAATGTATAAAATTAGATTCGAACCAATAATCCCCGAATTAGATTCTAATAGTTTTATACAATTCATCAATGGTTTTATAATTATTTTATCTTTTTATTAACAATGTCAATAAAACCATCTAAACCTAAATTAAATGACGTTTGGTTATTCCAAGGAAATATAGTTAAAAATAAATTACAATCCTTTGTTAATTTCATGAGATTTTTATACTCTTTACTATTTTCAAACATTTTTGGATCAGATACTCTGCAAACTACTCCTAAGCAAAACTCGTTTAATGGAATATCATTTCCTATTAAGATCTCGTGAGAATGCATAAATGTTGTTGAACCCATATCATGCTTCATATAATCGTCAATTTCTTTTTTTAAATTTGATAATTTAGGCATAATTTTCAAATTTCCAGAACCACATGCATATTTTTCTGGTTCTTTTTTCGTTATACCTTCTTCAAAAGTATCAGAAAATGACCCTATATGATTAGCATAAAATGGATATTTTTTTAATATTTCTGGACTGAATACGAAAGCATAACCACCCCAGAATGGTATATTTTCAAGTTGATTTTTTATATTTTTGTAAATTAATGACATAAATATTTGGTTTGGTGATTCATTTTGTAGCATTCCAGTTTCTGAAATATGATTTATTTTTTTATTTTTCAAAATAGAAACACAATTTTCATATGAAGTTCCATGAAGAACAAACATGATTTATATATGTTATTGTTAGATTTTATTAAATAATATATTATTAAATCAATTTTTTATGATTTTTTGTAGAAAAATTAAATTTTAATAATATTACTTAATAAAATATATAATAATATATATACTTATAATATATGCCGACTTGTAAAAATGATCCAAAAAAATCATACAAAGGTATTGAACCAAGTCCAAAAGGTTTAGGCTATTGTGCTCATGCTGAAAAAATAGGAAAAATTAAAAAAGGTAAAGATGGAAATAAATGGAAAATTGAAACTACATTGAAAGGAGTAAAACGTTGGATAAAACAAAATACAATAAAGAAAACAGTTATTCCTACAAAAAAAAAAATTAAATATAAAACATATTTAATTTATACTGGATATAATGGGGATATGGGTTTTACACCAGTAAATTTTATTATAAAAATTAATAATAAACATTGTCTTATTTATGAAATTCCAAAAAATTTTTATAAAAATATTTCAAGTAATGATGTAGAATCACCATCATTTGAAAAGAAATTAAATAAAAAACATCAAAATTTTATTACAAAACAAAATAAACCAAAATTAGAATTTAATTTCAATAAAGTATTTATAACAAAAGGAATTGAACAAGTTTTAAATTCAATAAAAGATGATATTTATTATAATCCTAAATTAAATGGTAATAATTTATTATTTAAAGTAAATAATGATTATATTTTTGTTGGACATGAAGTATATAAATTTAATACTGAAAATGATGAAATATTAGATTTTTACTCATCTGTTGAATTATATGATAATAGATATTGTCCTATGGCATATAGTAAAGAATATGCTTATTTCTTGCTTAATAAGAAAAAAGTACCTTTAGAAAAAATACATCATTTAACTTTGAAAGATAAAATTAATCCTATATATTACTATTCAGTAAGTAGTTATACAAAAAATAAATCAAAAGAAATACAAAATCAAGAAAAAATAAAAAAAGGTAAATTAAGTGGTCATCCATTAATAAAAATTTCAAAACCTATCAAAATTTTAAAAATATTATAAAATAATTATCATATATTCATCAATGTATAAAATTAGATTCAAACCAATAATGCCCGAATTAGATTCTAATAGTTCTTATAAAAATCATCAATGAATCATCAATAATTCATCATTGTATTATCAACATTTTTAATATTTATAATATATTTTTATTTTTATAAGGAATTATCGTGTTCCAGTCCACTAGAGATAGAATATGTAGTAAATTTCCCCTTTTTTACTACATCTTCTATATCGATGCATTGTTGAAGTATTCTGGATATTTTTTTTTTAGACTTTTGATGTACATTTTATCGATTACAAATCCATGTTTATCAAGATTAATACCAGAAAAAACGGTTGTTTTGTCAAAAGGATATTCTATAGCACCATATTCGTCCACTTGTTTGGACATTTGTTCAGCTATAAAATATGCTAATTTTTTACTACGAGTATATTTGTGTGTGTGTGATAAATACCACAGTATATGGTCCTCAGTGTTTTTGTCAGCGCCTAAAAAATTTTCACGTGCTTGAACATGAAGTACAACGTAGATAGTTGTTCCATTAATCTTGAACTCAATAACCAATATACTATCGTCACGAGACATGATGAATAGAGTCAGTCGATATTATTAAATAAATAATAATTTATCTAATTTATTTATTTAATAATATGCATCGATTTTTTTTAATGAATAACCAAATGATATTCTATACAATTCATCAATGAATCATCATTATATTATAAATAATTATAATATATATCATCAATACTTTAATTTAGATTCAAACCAATAATGCCCGAATTAGATTATAATTGTTCTTATACAATTCATCAATGATTCATCAATACATAAATTTAGATTCTAATAAGTATTATACAAATCATTCAATTATTTTTAATGGATTTAATAACTCATAGATGAATCAGTAATAAATTCTTCACTATTAAATCTATTCTTTGTTAATGTAGTATAATTTTTTAAACCTTGATTTTGATTAATTTTATAAATATCTAATCTATTAAAACATGTATGTACATGAATTGGTTTTTTACTGTTATTTCCATTAACTAATAATAATGTCATTTTTCCATTGCTATATACACTTCCAGTCATATATTTATTAAATTTTTTACGGCATTCATCATCTTCTTGATTTATATAATCTAATACTACTTTTAAATTTGGATATTCTTGTATTAATTGTTTACCGTTATTACTATTTATAAACTTATTAATTAAATTAGATGAATTGTTATTAGGTGATAAATTATATTCTTGACGTGGTTTAATACCATCTTGTAACTTAGTAATCTTTATTCTTTTAAAGAAGTCTTTTTTTGTAAAAGATAATTTAGTTATAAATATATCATCATCCCAACATTTTTTAAACTTTTTAAACCACGTATGCATATATTCAAAATCTGTATATTTTTTAAATCCCATACTATTTAAATATCTTCTCAAAAATATTTCCTTTTTTGTATTTTCTTTTGTATCATTATTTTTAATATTATTCC